ATCATCCATTGCCTCAGGCTCCACTGCAAGGTTATCTACAAGCTCCGCCAAGTCCTCCTGTTCAAATCCGGTTAATGAAATATCATAGTCTCCAAGGTCTAAATCAAGCAACAAGTCTTTCAACTTCAACTCATCCCACTCACCGGTTATTTTATTAAGGGCAATATTGAGAGCCTTTTCTCTTTGTTTGTCTAGGCTGACAACTACTACATCCACCTCTTCATATCCTAAATCTTTTAGGACTGTACATCTTTGGTGACCTCCGATAATTGTGCCGTCTTCATTGATTATAATCGGATCTACATATCCGAACTCTTCAATGCTTCTTTTAATTTTCTGATATTCACTGTCTTCCGGTGTCAAGGCTTTTCTAGGATTATAGTCTGCCGCCACCAGTTCATTTAGTTTTCTTTTTTCTGTTTTCAGTGTTTGCTCCATTCTATTCTCCTATTGTTTGTTACATATTTCCTTTGTAAAATACTCTTATCGGCATCCATTTGCCGAAATATTTTAAAAAGGAGGTGGATTTATGCCTAATCGCTTTATCAACCCTGAAAAAGCTGCACACAATATCGCCTTAGCATACTGCAATGCGTATCTAACTCGTTTTGACAATACCAATGACTCACTATTTAGTGCTATTGGTACTATCGAACAAAGCGAACATGCAGCTAAAATGGCACAATTATATGCCAATGTTTTTGATGCAGCTTTTGAGGAGATTGAGAAAGAAAATCAATCAGAATAATGTATCTCTGGCAGCTAAACAGCGTTCCTGAACTTCACTATTTAGCTGCCCTATGATAACCTCACATTCTTTTAATGGCACTCTCCCGGATTTCAAAGTTCCTACTATCTGCTTAACAAAACTTTCTATTCTTTCTACATCCATCCCATCATTTTTTAGATTCTTGATCTGCCTCTCGCTAAGTCGTAGCATCTTTTCCTCCAATCTTATTCAGTATCTTTCATCACCTCTTCTAAATAGTCAATATTGACATTTATCGCTTCGGTATCATATTCAATTAAGATACTGAAGCGGTCCTTACTTTTCATTGTCTCAGATATTATTTTAAACAAATCCATCATAAAAACAGCCGTTTTCTCAAACCCCTCTTTTTTTACAAATTGATGGGTAAGTAGTTTGTTGCTTTTGCCTCCTACCTGAATGCATTTACCTAAATAAAGCTTTTTTCTCTCCTCTTTTGTTATCATATATGCCTCTCCCTCCGTAACGAAATGCAAAATTTATTTTTGATTTTTTAGGGAAAAGGACCGCGCCGTTTTCCGCCCCGCATATGGCCTCCCCCTCTGGTAGTACCTACTATTTTTTGATGCATTCAGTATTTTGTGTAAAAAAAAGGACATAGCACAGGACTCCATCGACCTTACGCTATATCCCCTTTCGTTATACTCCATGCTACTATAATAACACATATAAAAGTCTATTTGTGTCTACTCTTTAGTCACTCAACCTCGTCTATCGCTCCTGTCTCTTTATCCACATTGTACTCTGTGTACTTCTCTCCAGTGAACAGTTTCTTTGCATCCTGCTCCTCTCCATCTATGTGTTCATATATCCTCACATTGATTTTATCACCCACACTTGTCACACAGGCTGTTGTATTAAGCGTGTAGTTTACTACTGCATGTACTTCCTGATCACTCTTAAAATACATTTTATAATAATCAAGTACATACTTTTCCACTGATTTCTCTCCAGTAACCTTCGCAAGTCTCATATTGCCGGTTGCATCGTTTTTCACGTTGTCAGAAAATATTATATCAACCCCATCCATTGCCACTGACTTCTCTGTTGTTTCAGTTTCAGTTTCTTTTTCTTTTTCTGAGCTGTCTGAAACAGTTAACGACTCTGCCGTCTCCTTTTTATCAGTTACATGCTTATCATCTCCTGTAGGCTTCTTTGCCATTATACCTATAATGCATATAACAATAATAGCAATTAAAATTACAGCCATCACGTTTCTCCTTTTTTGATTCATACCATCCTCCTTGTATTGTTGTTGTGACTTCAACAATACCACCCTATCTTCCATAAAGTCAATACACTTTACTTGTTAGACTCTATATACTCTTGGAGAGTTGCCTGAACCTCATCACACCCAAGTAGCATATCAATTCCCGCGTTATAATACTTATGGCAAGAAGCTTTTGAATAGCTCATTCTTGCAGTTATAAGTTCCCAGCGTAAGCAATCTATATGCCTATACTCAAGCACGCTTCTCTCTACAGAGTCAATTGGTAAGAAATCCATAAACTCCATAACAGCAAGCATTGCTTTTTGAACTTGTGCTTGCTGTTTAACGATTCTCTCCTCAATCTCCATTGCTCTCATAACAGCATTTTCAGTTGAGGATATTTGACTTCCACTCTGTCCTCCCGGCACAGGAGAATATTTTACTCCTTGCGTGCCGGTCATTTCTTCTCTAAAGTTTTTAAGCCTAATTTCCAATTGCTTTCGCTTTATCTTCGCTCTGTAGTATTGACCAAGGTACTTTTTTAAAGTCACTTTCAACTCTTTATTATCAGTTTGCATTATCCTCTCCCTTTGTACCAAATTGATGATTAAGCATACATTCTGTACACATACCTGTGTATCCTAAACTCTTTAGTACCCTTGCCTGTGGCATTTCAAAACACTTGCAATTGCACACCGGACATTGAAGTAAATTCCACCCTTTTCTGTCCATTGCCTGTAATCCTATGTTCTTAAGCAATGGCATTGCATATATTTTATTCTTGCTTTCTGAGGCTTTATTCATCATTACACTCTCCTTCTAATTTCATCTTTTAGAATTTCTGCAACTTCCTTTACCGAAGTCACAACATATGCCCTACCACCTGATCTATTTATTTGGTCAATTGTTTCTTTCTGAATCTTACTAAGCTTCCCAATAAATGGACGCTTAACTTCAAACCCATAATAAAGCCCTCTTACTATACAAGTTATATCAGGAATCCCACTTACTGAATAAGGACCGGCTGCTTCTTTCCACACAGCAGCCTCCGGAATATTTTTATTAATCCAGTCCATTATCTGCTTTTGGAAATACGATTCTTTTGGCATATGCTCCCTAATGTAGACTTCAGCTTCATACTTGGTCTTCATTTTGTACCTTTGCATTATGTAATTCTTAAGCTCATCATAAGAGTTGAACTTTGTATAATCTAATTTACCATGAGTATGGTACGCTCTGTGTATTGCAATATCGGCAGTTGGATCCTTATATCCTTCTCTGTTTCCCATGTTCTCTCCTCTTTTTTTTTGTCTCATAGTCTTGGCATATTCTATTACAATAACAGTTCTTAGCCCTTTTAATGAATCTCTTTCTAATACCATACGTGTCCAAGGCGAATGCTTATTATTATCTACCTTGACTTTTTCGTTAAGTATTCCTAATATTTCCGCCATACTCATCGCTCTACCTCCTCTAAATACTTACTGTAAATTTCATTAATTCCCTCTTTGACAGCTTTAGTCAGTTCAACCACTTTATCTACATCATATTCTTTAAAGATTAAATCACTGCACTGCCTAATAATCCCTTCATCCTTTTTCTTTTCAACAAATTGACTTATATCTTCCAGACATTTATATCCCCTTTCATCTCTAATGATAAATAAACCCTCTATAAGTATCTCATCTATCAGACCATCTGCTATTTTCTTTATTTCATTTTTCAACTCCATATAAGGCTTTTTATACTTCGTCATTAGATCCTCTTTAGAGACATTTGAATTATTCCTTTTGAGTTTCTCTACAAGCCTTTTGAGTTCATCAATCTGATTTTTTAAATCCATTTTTACTACTCACCTATTTCCTACTACACACCTGCGAAAAACCTTAGGTGTGTAGTAAAAATGGCTCAACTACGCCGTTTGTAGGCTTACTACACACCTACACACCTAATTTTTGACATACACCTTGTTTTTTTTGCAAATTTGGTGACTAGGTATCACCACTTTCCACTGAAAAATATATTGGTATATAAATGTGTGTATAGGTGTTATAGGTGTGTATAAGTGTTATAAAGCCTTATTTTAAGCCATTCTTACTACACACCTAACTACACACCTGACTACACACCTAATTTAATTTTAAAATAGGTGTGTAGTAACTTTCGTTATATTCAATATATTTTAATGCTGATATTTTAATATTTTTATGCACTCATACAGTCACCAAATTTGCTCCAATTTCTTAATTTGGTGACCTTTTTTGAAATTTGGTGACTTCTTGATTTTGCACAATTTAATCAAATGGAAGCTCCATTTGCTCATTTTCAGGGACCTGATTCCACCCACCTTCCATCGGGTTTCCGTTTTCATCCACTGCCGGCTCACTTTCCTTTACAAGTTTTCCAAGATGAAATTCTACAAATCGACACTGCCTGTTATTGAACCATTTAAATACCGAATTTTTCGTTCCTCCGCTTTTGCTTGTTGTTGTTCCGATCAGGTTTTTATCTGCCAGATATTTCATAGTCTTTCTGGATGAGTATCCTGCCTTTGTAAGTGCTTGAGTGAGCATTGATGGAAATATATACACTTCGGGTCCTTGTATAAGCCCAAGGCAGGTTCCGTATACTCTTTCTCCGAAACTGTCTTTATTTGAGAGAATCCAATCAATGATATATTGTGTGGCATTTTCATTGACATCACCAACATCTGCATCCATTTGCTCTTTTAGGATGTTTCTTGCCATCTCCTTTGCTCTTTCCCATGACTCAGGAGCTATCTGTAATGCTTCAGGATTGTCCTTAGCCTCTTTAGTGTCAAATTCTCCGACTTCATATCTATGAAGCCATTCTGAGCCCTCAAACAGCCATGTATCTATAATTGCATCAGTTAGTGCTACTGCAGCTATACCTGCGATATGTGAACCGCTCTTGCCTTTGCTTAGTTGATATACGAATTGCATCATCTCATCATATTTTGATGTTATGCTTCGCTCATCCGTATGCATCAACATCCCTATAAATGCCGGACCTGCCCAGCCGCAATTTATAGCTGATTGCTGGTGCATCATAGACGCTTCTCTCTCATCATCAAAGGGACCGCCGTAAATCTCAAGCACACGGGTGCTAACACCGGTCTGGCTCGTTTCTGTTGACAGTGGCTCCTCACCTGTGGCAAGTGCCACTGTTCGCCATGTATGCATTGCCTGAATTCCACCTGACTTTGCTCCTCTAATTTTCCCGGTACCGCTTGCTATCATATAGACAATCTTTTCAAGGCTGTTTTGATTATTTCCTGCAAGCTGTCTCTCATCAATTCCAAGTGGCAAATCGCAATAAAAGCTTGCCGTTCTCTCAAGTCCCACCTGAGTAGCATTAAAGTTTACCATCAGTCTTTCAGGGTCTCCCCATGCAGACAGTGCAGCCTTTAAACCTGCAGTCTTTCCGCCTTTTGAGCCTCCCCAGTTATATACAAAGAATATTCTCTGTTTAATTATTCTAAGAAGCGGAGCCGTAAAGCCTGCAGCTAAAATAAATCTGAACTTATCTCTCTTCCTGTGTGGTCTCATCATCTCAAGCCAGTCCTTGAATGTACCGTTTTGGCAGTAGGCAGCGGCAAGTGCCCTTTGTGACGGATCTATATCAAGCACTATATCTTTATCATGTCCCGGTATAAATCTCTTCCCTTCCTGCCATCCGAATGTAGATGTGGAGTCAGCCTTTCTTATGATGTCTATGTTCTCCGCTTCCAGAGCAGATAAAAACTTAACCACCTGTTTTGCGTTCTCCGAAGTAACCGTACAGCCAAGGTCTGACAGCACGGTGATTCCTCTTGCCGTAAATATAGTGCTTCTTGGATATATTGCTTTATGCCATGTACCATCCCTTTTAAAGGCTAACTCCATCTTTTCTTCTCCGGTCTCCATACTGCGAAGTCTTCTGGTTAATATAATCGGGGTTCTGCAAACTGTTACAGGTGTAAATTTCTTCTCATCAATCTTACTTATACCCTTATCTGAATAGATCCACCCTTCAGGCTGCCTTAAATTCACAGGTGCCCCGGGTAAAACTTCGGGGATTGATTCCTCATCTATATCTATAGCCTGTGCATTGCCGATGACTGATTTTATCTTCTCTGCAGCTTCTTCCTTGCCATATTTGATATACACATCTGAAGGATCTTTACAGCCTAAGTTTTTGCAACTCCATTTGTATACTTGTCCTATAAACCTGCAGTCTCTTAATGCTGTAGTAACTTTATGAAGGAATGTTTCGCCACCTTTGTCAGGCTCAACATGGATATACACTTTTAAATCCTGCAGAGTGGTTGCCCACTCTTTTCTCATCATAGAGGCTCCGGGAATACCAAGTGTGCTTATGCCCATGTACCACATGCTCTGGCTATCTGATTCACCTTCAACTAAGACAACATATCCTGCAGTCCGTATCTGTTCCAGCTTCCACTCTCCATACATGCAGATATCTTTTCCGGCTCCATACTTCCATCTGAATTGTTTGCCTCCGTACCTCTTTCTGTAGGTCACTTCATCAGAATTTTCATTAAAGTATGGAATATATAAATATTGAATTCCCTGTTTGTCCTTTTTTGTCTGTAGACAACATTGTTCTTTTAGAAACTCCTCCGGGAGCCTCTTTTCAAGTACATACTGTGCTACACTGTACGATAACAGGCTCCCCTCAGGCTTCTTATCTTCTTCTGCTTTATAAGCCCCATATTTCTTTAATATGGCTTTATAGGCTTCTTTAGTATCGATACCGTTCAGTTCTGCATAAAATGATGTAAAATTTCCGCCTCTGTCTTCAGCATGACATTTCCAACAGCCTGTTTTTAGATCTACCGAAAAAGAATTGTTTTTATCATCATGAAATGGACACAGACCTGTCAGATTATCTCCGGAGATTTTGTATTTTGGGATAATGCGAGAATATTCAGTTTTATAATCGACCAAGTGATCAATGTCCACTTCATCTACACGCATATCAAATCTCCAATCTTTGCTCTACAATCCTTTTTGCCTCTTCTTTTGTATAGTTCTTGTTACTACCCTCAAGTCCAAGTATCCCTGTCATATATTTAATTTCTTCATCCATGCCTTCACTGATTTCTTCATCTACTGTAAGCACAAAGAAAGAACTACACATCTCCATCATCTTTTTGCCGGCTTCCATTCCAAAGTCTCTCTCAAACTCAACATTGTCATCTAAAAATCTTGTAAAGTATAAATGTGGTGCTATCGGTATTGCACCCATATGTATAACTCTCTCACAAGCATATTTAGCAAGTTCAATATTTTGTAGCCTTTCATCTGATGTCTTTGCTCTGTACCTTGAACAAACATATACAAACGGCATTAGTGCAGGATTCTTATTTTCTATATGCCCTTTTTCACACTGACCTACATATCTCCAAGGTGCATATTTATTCATTTTTGCTATGGTGTCATAAAGTCCAACATCTCCGATTATTGTTGCTACATGATCTATTTGAAATATATCATCTCTTTGAAAAGTTGAATTTTCCGAAAAATGGCAGAATGTTTCAGGATCTACTATTTCTCCTACTTGAATACATTCTCTTTGTTGTAAGTAATCAAAACTTCCATGTAACGGCTTCATAGTTCCTCCTTTTAATTAAACGGCAGTCCCTCATCATTCACATCATCAGGTATGCTCATCCATCCATCATCGTCCATGCCTTGATAGTTGTCGCTTTTTGCAGGTTTAGACTTATTATTATTGCCTGATGTAGCAGATTTACTTTCGGCAAATTCAACAGACTCTGCAACCACATCAGTTGTATAAACTGTTTGACCTTCTTTATTTGTATACTTGCCTGTCTGGATTCGTCCTTCAATTACTATCTTCATTCCCTGCCTGAAATATTTTTCAATGAATTCTGCAGTTTTCCCCCAAGCGATTACTCGGGGAAAGTCTGCATCTTGCTGTCCTTCCTGCTTATACTTTCTATCTACCGCTATACTAAAATTCGCACAGCATCTATCATTTGGTGTGTACCTTATTTCAGGATCACGTACAAATCTTCCGATAAGTATTACTTTATTCACTCTTATCCTCCTTTTGTTCCTCTGCTACTGCTTTGAATTGATTCATCTCACTTAAAGCCTGTTTTAAGAATTCAAGGTCTTTATTGTTCTTATGATTTCCATCAAACTTATCCTTATACCACTTCATCATCTCTTTATTCTTTGAACCGCCAAGCTCTGTTGCCTTTTCTGTGATCTCATCATGTATCTTCTTTACCTCTTCTGCCCTCTGTGCCGGGGACTTTACCGGATCGCCGTCATTTGCCCAGTCATAGAGTGCCTCTCCGGATTTTTCATCAAGCACCTGAATCTTACCTTCAAATATGTGGGTGTTATCTTTTACTGCCTCTGCAAGGTGAGTATCCTGATCAATCATCCAAGTAACCATGTACTCGTATTCAATATCCTTATCCTGTTGTGCACCAACTCCAACCTTTCGTGGAGCCATCTTTCCACGGCTGTTTGCTTCAAGCACATATTCATCCTTGCCCCTTGCTGTCACTATGATATGTGCCGGTGCAAGTAGGATTTTCTCAATAATCTTCTTATTTTCTTTCTTGTACTTTCCCCATGCCTGGAATGTATTATCACCCTTGGTGGTAACCTGTACCTGATCCTGCACCCAATTCCACAGATGTGTCATAGAATCTATAATAATGACCTTGTATTCTGCATCTAAGAATGCATCTATAGCAGCAATGTAATAATCAGGACTGTACTCTTCAAGACTTATCAGGTCATAGTCAAACTCATGTGCATAGAGCTTATCTCTCATTCCCTCTGTTCCTATGTATCCTATCTTTGTTCCCTCACCTACTCTACCTGCAATTCCTGTTGCCAGCCTAAGTGCTGAATAGGATTTCCCGCTTCCTGAAGGTCCGCTGACTAATACTTTGACACAAATCTGTTCTTTTTTTGCTTTTGTAATTGTAAAATTAATTTTTGCCATTTTTATTTCTCCTCTACATCTTCAAAATCTTTTTTGTCCGACTCCATTTCATCTATATACTGTTCCAATGGAGACTTTTCTTTGTCATAAAGATCAGCAAGAATTCTCTTACACTGTGCAGCAAACTCCATTGCAACCACTCCCATGTCAATGGCTGAATTATATAGCGAAC